CAACTTGCCAATTTGCGTTTGCCGTTATACAGACCAATTCAACTGAGTCGCATATCGCGCTTGAAGCGAGATAACCAGTAATTCCTGCGGTAGTATTGGCCGCATCATAGAATATATGGTTGCCTGCATTTTGGGCTATTTTCCAGCCTAACGCTGTGTTCATACCTGCAACGCGAAAATAGTCGCCGGCTGCGCTAACTGCGGGCAAAAGCAAAGTCAACAACGCTGCCTTATTACAAATATACCCATTATTGGCAACTGCACCCTGATCGGCTGTGATAACTGACCATGCAAGGCCACTGCTACCCGTTGCAGCAATCGTTAGTATTTTTGGACCAGGCGTTACAGATATCCCCGCACCAGCCGTTATAGTCGTTGTTCCTAATTGTCCTGTACCTGTTGCAATAGATACGACCGCTGCAACGCTACCTACATTGACACCGGTAATACCTGCAACATAACAAGTATTTTGTTGGCCTGCTCCAGCACCTTGTGTGCCAATCCTGATGACATTAGATTCGCCATTAGTACCGATATTGTTTACGCATATGTTACTCGATTCGCTGGTCGTATATTGGCTACCTGCTGCTGAACCAAATAAACTATTATATTGTCCAGTCGTAAGATTCACGCCTGTATTCTGCCCAATGGCAGTATTATTTCCTACATTTCCAGCTGCCGTCGTTAAAGCAGCAAGAGAATTAATGCCAAGGGCGGAATTTCCCTGTGATGTCGTCACTGAACTGAGGGCTGCATACCCTATGGCGACACTATAATGTGCTCCAGTTGTTGCATGTAATGCGTTATATCCAAGGCCTACTGCATCATTAGTTGTTGCAGCTAAATCACCCGCATTTTTGCCAATAAAAGTACTATTTCTGGCATCAGTTACATTTAATTGTATTGTGTTTGAAGGTCCTGGCGCTGAAAATAACACCGAAGAACCACATCCTAAAGATGCATTCTGTGTTAAAACGTTTAAGACACCTGCTGAAGGAGTTGCAGTTCCAGAGTCTGTAGGATAAGTATCTCCAGCTCCGGGTGACGCTTCAAGATTCAGCGTATTAGCACCTGGAGTAAATGCAATCGTCCCTCCAGTACTTGTGAGTGTAGCAAAGGCCGGTGCTCCTAATGTTGCTGCTATCAGAACTTGACCATTTGTGCCTGCCGCTGTCCAATCAAGTGCATTAGTTTGTCCATTACCATATGCAATGCCATCAACTGTTTGCGTACCTAATTTGGCTTTTAAGCTCGTTGGCGTGACCGCATGGGTACTGACTGCACCCGCTATCGTTTCGGCGTCTGTAGCCAATGTAGTAGCGCCAATTTGGGCAGTTGTTGCCGTTGCTATGGTAATAGTTTCTGTATTAGTTAAAGGTGTGCCCGTTACTGTAATGGGATTGGTGCCGACAATATTAATGTTATTTAATATATTGGGGCCAACGGCTCCCCCGGCATTACCCGTGAGAGTCTCAACAACTCCAACAGGATGTGGCGGTTGATTCGCTTTTAGAAAGCCTGCCTGACTCATACTTTCTCCTTAGTTTTGAGCAGCATACATTGATGTAACGTATACGCTGCCTACTGTCGGCAAAGCAGTTTCTGCTTTAATGTAAATCCTATCGCCAGCTGACAATTCTAATAAACCTACGCAATCCGCTTTATTCTCGCCGATATCATAAAGGTAGAAAAAATCTGCGGGTAATATATCGATTGCATCTATTCCATTAAATGAAACAAGAATATTAACATCAGTTGTATTCGTTACTCGAATGATACGTATTGGGTTTACAAATGGCGTACCTACACCGGCAAAATTATTTGTGATAGCACCAAATGCTATTGAGCGCAGTAATTCAAACCGCGCCCGGGCTGAAGAAGCCAGATTGCCCATTTTATCTCCCTAATAGTAAATCGTTATATAGATATAGCCTGTTCCTTTAGAACCTGCGATATAAAATGTTGTCCCTTTGGGTAAGAGCGAGACATGCGAATTAGGCTGATTATTTGTTTGAAATGGCAATGGCAATATCGAAGTAGGCCCTACATTTTGTATTGCATTTTGATCATTATTATAACTAATTGCAACTGATTGATCTGATTCGTTATCAATAACAATCATTGAAGCCATATAAGGCGTCTCATTAATGCCTGATGCCGTTGACATCAACGCAAATGTTGCGTTTAAATTCGCAGCATTAAACCCAAAAGGGCCAAAGGCTTTTACTGTATTTTGAGGCATATTATGCTCCTGCGTTTGGTTCTTGTGATGTAGCAGGTGCCGTCAATTGTTTTTCTGCCTGTTCTGAAAATTGTTTAATGGCTTGGAGCAATTCAAATGATGCATCCCACGCCTGGCCCCAAGATGCAGCTATAGGCATAGTAAATACAAATGTTGAATCGCCTTTTTTGATCTCAATACTAATGTTTTGCTTTGTTTCCATGGATTCTCCTTATAATTTACTTTTTACAAGCACAGTACTCTCTTTATAGTAGCCCAGAATACTGTGCTTGTAATGAGTATATGAACAGTTTATGCGTTAGCTGTGAAATAAGTCCATGCACCCGCGCCCGTAGCTATATAAAGCCTAGTTATGGTAGTAACTGCCGTTGTATTGATATAGAGATCGCCGCAATTTTGCGCCAAAGCATTAGCTGGCACGCCAGCACCTGTCAAAATATTTACAGGACCTGGAAGCACAATTTTAGTAGCAGCAGTTGCAAGAACCAAATCGCCATCAGCAAGTTCTAAATCGCCTGCAGTAACAGAAACCGCCGTTGGAGCGGTAGACGTAATTGTCAAAGCACCAGTTCCGGTGACCAGATCCAAGGCATTGACGCCAGAATTTCCACCAATTATAATTGCATGATCCGCAACATCTGTTCCGATGTTTATGGCAGATGTTCCTGTATAGACTGTGAATGCACCAGTTGAGGTTATTAAGGTACCAGCTGAACCAGAATTCAATGTGAGACTTGCCGCAGCAGTTACTGTCCCGATGGTTATTAAGTTCCCAATAGCACCCGTGCCGATGTGAATTGTCTTAACTCCGGTGCCACCTGTTGCAATATTGACCGCTTGAGCTCCTGTGCCCGGTGCGATTGAAATTGTGCCTACTTGCAAACCTGTGCCACCAATAGTAATAGTACCGCCAGTCATGGCATTACCGATAGCTATTGAACCGGCTGTTTGTGTATTGCCGAGAGCAATAACGTTGGCACCTGTTCCGCCGATATTAATGTTCTTGATAACAGCAGCGCCTGTACCTAAGTTCAATGTTGAACCGACAGCATCAGCTGAGATAGAGGTTGTATTAGCACCTGTAGCCAATGCAAAAGTACCTGTGCCTGTTAAAGTCATTCCTGAAGAACCATATGAAGCTGTTATGCCACCTGCTGCCGCCGTTGTTATATCAATCGAATTAGCGGTAGCTTTACCACCGTGAATAGTAACGCCGCCAACCGTAGAAGAAATGTTAATCGAAGATGCCGAAGTACCTTGAACTGCCGTAATATCAATTGTTTCAGCTGCGCCACCATTTGTGGTGAAACTTAGAGCAGGGTTTGTATTTGATGTTGTTGTAAAGCTTAAAGCTTGGGCTGAAGTAATATCAAAATCGCCATTGATAATAGTATTACCATTAACAGTCAAATCGCCTGTTAAAATTGTATTGCCTGTTACACCTAATGTTCCGCCAATTGTTGTGTTGCCAGTAACTGCCAAAGTTGAGGTGAGGGTAGTAGCACCCGCAGAAAGGGCATTAACTGTAGCTGTGCCCGCCGATACTGCGAAATTGCCCGCAGAAACCGTTAAATTGCCTGCTGTAACTGTCGCATTGCCTGGATTGACTACCAAGGAGGCAAGATTTGTAGCACCAGCCGTTGTAGATGTCCACGAATTAACGCCAGCCTGATTGTTCGTAAGAATGAAAAAAGTATGAGCTACTGTGTTAATAGCAATAGCACCAAGTTCAGCTGAATCATAAATAGTAGGATCACGTTGTAGTATAATCGGCTCCTGTTGCAACCCTGCTTGAGGATTAGGATAGCCGTAGATCGTTTGCCTACGAGTTTGTTTTACTGCCATATTTTCTCCTTGAATTTAAAAATTTGTTTACATTAATTAGCTAATTCTTCCCAGCAATCAAAAGCAAATTAGTTGACAGAATACCACTAACAAGTTAGGTTTAGACATATAAGGAAATCATATGGAAAATGAGAAGAAAAAGCGTACGCAAATGTGTTTTGATGTTAACCCTGAAGTACATAAACAGATTAAGGTTTTAGCTGCCCGCAGAAATATATCCATAAATCTCTGGATGGCGCGGGCAATTCATGAAAGAATACAAAAAGAGACAAAGTACGATAATGACAATCAATCCTGAGGGGGATCAAATGTTTACCAGTTTCGCAGTAGGTGCTATATGCACTCTAGTACTTATAAAAGCCTTTGATGCTATATTATGGCTATTCGATGAATGCGGCGAATATATGAGAAAAGATATTCTCAAATCATCCCGCCCGAAATAATTCTGCTGCCGCCAATTCTTTTGCCTTCTTGAGGCTTTTCGTTCTTCTCTTCTTTTTGAGCTTGTTCGATTTTATAGCCCATAAGATCAAGATTTTTTAGTATTGTAGCTTTCGGCAAAGTCTCAAATTGCTTAATAATGTCAGCATATTCTTTATACAATTCAGGATGCTTTTTCATAACACTGCGGGCTATTTTTATTTCATTGAAAATAGTATGACCTGTTTTGGCCAAAAGCCCCGCTGTTGCGCCTATAAACCCATGTCCCGCCAAATGGCCAAAAAAGCCGCCTAATGCCGCTAAGGCTCCTGCCGCACCCCATTGAGTAACTCTATTTGCACCTTCTACACCCAAACTATCAGCAAGCAATGTTGTCAATTTGGAAGTTTTATCACGCGATTTCAGAACATCTTCAAATGATTCTTTTCCTATTGCTTTAATAATTGCATTAACATCTGCATCAGTTGATTTTAAAGCGTCCTTATAAGCAGCAGTTTTTGCTTTAATATTCGTTGCGTGTTCGGCTTCAGTTTTCTTGATTGCTGCTTTGTGTTCTATTGTTGTTGCTTTCAAAGCAGCCTCATGTTCTTTTTCAGTTGTTTTTAACGCACCTTTATATTCTTTTTGGGTTCTCGCCAAATTTTCTTTGGCTACTCTGCTTTCTTGCTTTAATAAACCCTCTTTTTCAAGTGAATAAGTTTGATTCTTTATTTCTTTAATTTCCTGATTTTTATTTGCTATGAAATCTTCTTGGTTGTTTTTCATTTTACTATATTGGGCTGATGCTTCTTCAGCAGGAACCCAATATTTATAATGTTCTTCGCCGCCATTTTCTCTTACAAATTCTCCAACTTCATGATTAATTCTGCGCATATAATCTTTAAAAGTTGGCGAAGCTTTATATTTGTATATTTGAGCATTAAAATTCTTATGCATTGTTTTTGCATCTTCAAGCGTCATATTCTTGCCTTCTTCTCGTACTTGATCGATAGCACGGAAGATTTCTGCCTCATCTTCTTTATTAACGCCTTTAATGTTTTTTTCTATTTCTTTAAGTTTTGTTCTTAATATATCAGTAGAGCCTTTTTGGCCGGCTTCATATTTCTTGGCTTCTTTATAGTTTTTATTACGTTCAGCATTAAGTTTGTTCATAGTTTTGCTATAATCTGAGGCTTCTTCTTTTATCTCATTAATAAAGCCTTTTTTCTGTTTATCAAAAGCAGCTCGGTCTTTCGGCAATGCCAATTCGGCCTTTCGCCGTTCTTTTTCTAATCGTGCAACTTGTGGATCAAATTCTTTCTCAATGCCGCGTATTTGGGTTTTGCGTTCTTTTATTGCATTTTTTATGGCAGATATTTTCTCCGATTCAGCACTTTTAATTTTAGCCGTTGTTTCGGCTTCTGTTTCTCTTAAACCTTGGGCATATTCTTTTTCAAGGTTTTTACTTTTAGCCATTCTTTCAGCTTCTGCCGCTTCTAATTTACCTGCTTTTTCTGCCTCAAATAATCCTTCTTCTTTCTTGTAAACTTGGCCAGGAAGAATTTTAGATGGTCGATTAAGTGCGTGTGAAAGAACTCTTTGACCGCCAATGCCACCAATTATTCCACCAGCTATTCCTAATGTTTTTTTAAGAGGTTCAGGTAAATTAAGAGTCTCGCCTAATTCTTCGCCAGCTGCGCCTAAACCTGCGGATCCTAGCCCCATTGCCGCTGATTGGCCAGCCGCGCCAAGCAATCTTGACACCGACTTGAACGCACCACCTGCCAACCAAAATGGCAATTCCCCTAAAACAAATTCGGGAACAACATCACCCTGTCTAGATTCTCTATAATATGACGGGACGCCAAATGCTGCCAATTCTTGTCCAGCTTCTTCAGTCGTAGGCAATAATCCTCGTCGCAATGCTCCGAGTCCGCCTCCTGGTTGCATTCCAATGGTTCCTGGCATTGGTATTGGTGTATTCCTTAATTCAGCTGGAATATTTTCAGATAATGCATTCACAATATTGCCTGCGCCAAGGCCAGAACGCGCCATTTCCCACCATTTGGCAGGCGCTTTAGCTATATTTCTTGCGCCCCATTCGCCCCATGATTCAGGTGCTTGTTCTGGTTCGGCAGGCGCCAGCGGCGTTGGCATAGATTCTTGTTTATTAGGTAGAAAATTATTTTCATAGGCATAACCGCCTGATAATATCTTTGCCATAGTTTACCTTTTTATCTGTTGCCAACGTTTGCCATTAATATTCATATGGATATTGCCTTGGTCATCTTCAATAATAGTATTATGTCTGAAATATTTAGGATATTTGAGAGGATCTTCCTGAGCATGCCTAAATTCCGTAACACGGGAACTTAAATCTTTAGGAAAATCGCCAGTTTCTTGATTTCTTAATGATTCCATATAATCAGTAGCAGCTTTTCGTTCATTCGATTGATCTAGAATTCCATTAAGAAGTGCGGCCTGCGTCTGTATGGGTTGTGAAACATTTGCCTTAGCCATTTGTTTCAATTTAAGTTGCATATTTGTAAGGCGTTGTCCCGGTTCTGACGCGAGTAATGGAATTAAATCATTTATTAAACCTTGATATTCACGAACGTCAGGATCACGAATTACCCAAGATGACATGCTTTCAGGTACATTACCTGTAAAATAACCAGGAAATTTAGCTTTTGCTTTTTCTAATAAACTTAAAGCAGTTGAAGCTTTATCTCGTATAGTTTGCCAGCGAGCATCTTCATTCTGCATTTTTTCTACAAAAGGCTTAAGCTTTTCCTGCCGCCTATTTTCTTCTTTATGTTCTGCAAGTTCAACCATTCGTTGCTGTCTTTTCTCTTGTGGTGACATAAAGGATTCAGCAATCTGTTTCGCTCTATCTTGTTGCTGAGGCTGCGGCATTGCTTGCGCTTGTTGCGGCGCAACGCCTTGGGGCCCTTCTAAATTGGGATTATAAGGCATATAAGGCCCTTGAATTGACTCTGGTTCTTGAATTTGTTGTGGCATTTGTTGTTGGAGTATATTCATTCCTGGTTGAGGTTGGCCTGTTTGTTGTAATGCACCTATACCTGTTTGAGGTTGTTCTTGCTGTTGGCCTAACCAAGCACCTGGATTCTGCCAAAAAAGATTTCTTTCTTGAGGCGATAACATATACATCGACCGTCCCATTTCAAGTGCTTTTTCAGGCGCGACGCCAAAGCGTTCAAATAATTTACCGACACCTTGTGCATACTGATTTTGATTATAAGCCTGATTGTATTGCTGCTGGATCATGGCTAATTTATTTTGAGCCAATTCTTGTAAACCAGTACCAAGCATCGCTCCTAAACGGCCGCCTGCATTCGTATCATTAATAACTTGCATTGTTTCTCCTATGCGTGATAAGCCGAATAAGGACCGGCTACTTGCGAAGGTGGAACTTGATTTTGCATGCCTTGCAATGCCTGGTTAAGCATATAAGATTGATAGAACGAAGGGGCAGCTCGCATAGCTCCGCCAAGTAAGTTCTCACCAAATCCAGGCTGGCTTCCTTGATAGAAGTTCTCAAATGAGGGACTCAAGCCTAAAGCAAGCATACTCATAGCATTGTGCTGATTCTGTTGACCATATTGGCTTTGCATAGCCGCTAATGCCTGTTCTAATCCCGAGCTTGCTTGACCTAATTGACCTGCAAAAGCAGGCGAACTTAAACGTCCCCCGCCCATTGAAGTAAAACGCTCGGCTAATGATGGCACTAGATTTTGCTGGAATTGATTCATGGCCTGTTGACGTATAGGTTCAAAGCCTGCATAAGGATTTTGTAGAGCATTCCCACCAAGCCCTAAAAGCATGGACATATATTTTTGTTGTTCAGGGTTTATAGTTGATGCAGTTTTTACTTCGCCTTCGTTGCCGCCACCATATAATCCAGAGACGCCACCCAATATACCACCTGCCGCAGCTCCGATTCCTGTACCTACAGGGCCGAAAATGCTGCCAACAGTAGCCCCCGTACCAGCTCCACCAAGCGCGCCCATTCCGGCGCCGCTCCAATTTAATGCCATCGTTTCTCCTATAATATTACCGGTAATTCAAAGGATCCGGTTTTAGTATAGTACTAAGTTGCATTAGTAAATAATTATTCGGAGAGATCATCGTCTTCAAGATCATAAAACCCTGAATCTTCAGCTAAAGAATGGAGTCTAAGAACTTGTTCAGTAGTAAGATAGGGAAAATTGAATTTCTTTGCTTCTTCATATCTTAAGATGCCTGATTCTAATAGATCGATAAAAATCTCAAATTCTTCTGAATCAGATCCAAAAAAAACAGGTGTTTCTTCATATGATTCAAGAACAAAGTCATGTTCAAAAACATAATTGGCATTACAAGATAATGGCAAACACAAAAATATTATCAAAATTATGGTCATATGATCGTTCCCGTAATATTTTTAGACGTGTATTACGCTCGTTTGTATTCTACGCGCGTGTGTGCCATGCTGTCTATATATAAATGCTTAAAAGTCAAACAAGTAGGAAAAGTAGGAAAAATTCCTGCAACCCTGAAACCAACCCTGAAGGAGTCAAATGGAAGAACCTTTAGAACCAAGTGAAAAAGAAAAGCTCACAGAATTCCAGGAAGGATTTAACGAAGGATTAATGCATCCCTTACCAGATTCGTTGAAGGTACTGTTAAAATCAAAAATGCCAAGTCATCCTAAACCTGTAATTATACATATGAAGAGATATGCGAAGTCTGTCTTAAAGGAGGCGCCATGAGGCCAGTCTATTTGTTTTTGTTTACGGTATTGGAATTAGCAGCAATGCAACAGGTTGAAATTCCTGGAGATACAACTGCTGTTGCCAAAAGTATCATCATGCAATCAGGAAGGCCTGAAACTAAAACAAATCTAGCCGCTTTAACCCATACTCTTGGTGCTATTCAATTAAGCCCCGGATTGCCTAATCCTGAAGCAGGTAGATTAACAAAACTTGATTCTTTAAAGGTAAAAGTAAATAACTTCTTGAAAGCACCTCAAGTAAGTGGTGCAATAAATGCTTCATCTACTGGTCTTATTGTGGAAGCCGAAAAGCTGGTCGATGAGGCAGTGGATTTTTGGGCGGGCAGTACTACCGATGCGGCTACTGCCCAAAAAAGACAGAAGATAGCGGCTATGATTACTACCGGCGTTTCTTTGACTGGAAATGCGACCTTACTGGCGCTGGCCATCTATTATGGATTAGGTTCAAAGTGCACGAGTGGTAGCTAAACGTATTTTTATGGCTCCAGCAAATCTTCTTTTTTTAGTTCATTTTTAGTAGGTTGATGAGCTTTAGTTTGAAATTGCCATCCTTCTGATCCATCATATTCAACTCTTTCAAGCCACCAATTTTTCCCCATTACGACTAAAGAATCATTTATTTCCTGCAATCCAAAGCCGTTATCATAATCGAAATCAGCCAATTTAACAAAATCTTCCCATGTTCCCCACGTATCATTCAAACAATTTCCCACCCATTCTACATCAGCGGATGTTAATCCATGCTGCGACAACACATTAATAGTTTCATGAAGTAAATTCATTATTTAATCTTTCATTTCGAAATGTACAAAGTCCTTACGCGGAAAATTTCCGCCATAGCGATTATCAGGATGCAAGGTAAGCCAATATTTGCCTGCGATTGCATATGGTTCTTCGGCTGTAATGTAATTATCATTGGAATCAAACAAATTTAGGTCTATAGCCAATCTTTTGCAGTGTTGGCTATCTACTATTCCCTTTCCCTCTTTCGCGTAAATTTCGGCCATTTCTGGAGGCCTCCATGCTTCGCCTAGGGTAACTTTCAAATGTTGGTGTTCTATAATGTAAGTTATAAGATTGAGTACATTTTCTGTAAAAAAACTTTGTGTATCGACTAAAGACATTTGCTCACTCCTTATTATCAGGAAAAGGAAAATCTTCACAATACATCCAATGTGTTATTTTATATGAAATTTGTTCCTCTATATCATTCGCAGTATCAGATTGATCATCTAAATCGAAATGATTGTAATCTCGCCAGCCACTCCAATATTTTGCTTGCCGTAATTCTTTGATCTCGGAATTATAAATAGATTCTGCAACTATAAAAACGTCACGACTTACCTTTGGCATCCCATCTTTAATTTTATTCCATTTCATCGCGCCTCCTGATTTTAAAGCAAATCTCTGCTACATTAGATGTAGTCTAGCACTTTCAACAGAAAGGGAAGCAATGAAAGAAGCTATTTTATTGGCAATGATGCTGACAGGTTTGCAAGCTGATCTGATAGAGGCCAAAGAAATCAAGCGCAAGATAATTGTACGCCAGGTTAATGGCAAAATAGAAGTTTTTGGGCTTGAAGATGCTGAAGATGTTAAAACTACTGCCAAAAACAACCATCAAGAGGTAAATATTACCGTCCAAATTGACCAAAAAACAACAACTACCCCTACAAAACATAAGAATTAATATTTAACATACTCAAGTGTGACTGTCGAATCAGTGAATGCCAAACCTGTGTTATTGGTTATTATTATCTGCGTAGCCGTAACATTCACACCTATATTCAAATCAGGTATCGAATAACCGACAAGGGTGCCTGTGTTGGTAACTGCTCCATAAATTGCCATCCAGTGCCATGTATTTGTTACTGCAAGATTATGATTGACGGCATTGGCTCCTGCACCCAACGCTCCTGTATCTATCGTTATGATAAACCCAGGTCGGAAATCCTGGGGATTTGTAGAATTGGGATTGTAATATAGCTTTCCATTAACGAATTCCTGATTGATGTGATAACCCGTTACTTTTTTGTTAAGCGCCGTCGCAATATTACTGATATTTTGATACAAACGTACCATCAATTCCTTGAATTCAGCACTATTGACGTCAACCTCCTGCATTTGGGAAATATCCCAGACATTCGTTGTAGGAACAAATAATCCTGTATTGATAGTTTGATCAGGTATAAATGGAGCCATTTATTCTCCTTATTGAAAACGATAACTTGAAGGGTTCGCGTGGAAACAGATTGCATGAAGCTGGAAATCACAATTTGTTATAGCAGGATTAAGCATTTGGGTATCATTCATTGTCAATTGTAGTTGAATTACTTCGCCGTCCGCTTCAATAAAGACAGGATGCCAGACGCGTGTAGCTGTTTCCTCAAATGGAATAGGCGCAGCTGCATTACCTGCTATATAGGGGAAAGTATCAAGCGTGCTTGTGCCCGGTATTGTATTAGGAGTAGCTCCACTTTGCCCTATTGAAACTAAAGCCGTTGAAGTAAAGTAATTGACCAGCATTTGTCCATCACTTGTAGTATCAACCATGAAATCTATCTGATTTATACGTGCATTTCTGCCTTGTTTGGCATAGAAATTATATTCTTTGGTCTTAATAGATATCTGACTTACGCGTGCAACCAATCCGCCACCGATGTAAGTTCCTGTAAAGGTAGCGTTGGGGCCAATTACAATAGTATCAGGATCAAGAATCTCTAATACTTTAAATGATTTCTTATTGAGGCCATTACTGCCATCGCTATAAACGGCTTCATCAATGTAAATAAAATCATCGAGTTTCAGATTATGATTTATAATTGTCAATATTGTAGCAGGTGTCGTTATAATATTGGTTATTTGCAGCAGAAGTTCATTTGTAGGTTCATCAACATCACAAATAAATGTATATCCTTGCTGGTTTCCTGCAATTACCTGCCTAAATTGAGCTTGAACCTCGCCGCCATCCCAAGGCTGTTCATCATCCCATGTTACTGTCAAAGAATCCCACGTAACATTTGGTATCGGCTGGAAATAGCCAAAACAAGTAATTGTATCGTCATTTAAAGCCCATGTGCCTGTTTTATAATTGTATACAAGAATACGTGTTGGGAAAGGATATAAAGGAGAAGTTGCTTGTGTATCAGGGAATGTCCAATAAACTACTTCGGCATGAAAGTCCCTTATACCATAAACTCTATCGACCCCCGTACCGCCTTGATGAACTTCAAAGACCGTTTCAGGTATTTTATCATCAATACGCTCAACTACTGTGCCTGAACACGCATGTATGCCGACATTACCAACGCCAATACAAACTTTATCAAAGGGCACTATCGAGAAAGTAGATTCTGCACCAAGCTCAGGATTAATAAGATTCCATTGAAATGGCTGCGCTTGGTTACCTGTAAATGCCAATTCATAGGTACTATTCTCAAAATATACAATAAGCCTATCACGCACAAATTCAGCTGTTACAATAGCTTCAGTTGTAGGTGCATCTATAGCACTACCTCGGCCTGGAATTGATTGATTCCAGGCATTGACATCTAAAGGAGAACCAGCCTGTGAATAACGACAACGGAATACATAATTAGTACCAGGCAAAGAAGCCGCTGGCCCTTCCCATGTATTTAAGGCTATTAATCTATTCTTGAATGTTACTAATATACGGGCACAATTAAGATAAGTTATTACCGGATATTGAGCAGAGACATTATTAAGCTGTGGATTAAAATTATGCCATAGTGCGCCGTCAAAGTAGCGCATAAAATTAACTTCATTTTCATTGAAATTTGTCACAAAGAAAATGCGATCTTCGGGACCTGCGCCTAACCATGAACACGACCAAAAGAACTGCGAGTTGCTGCCATGCCAAATTGCTGCTCCAACATCTGCTTCACCATCTAATCTAGTCCAACCGGCGACATACTTATAGGCATAAGAGGGATCAAATGCAATCACATAGTTTGCATTAACCGTATTTTGCTCAAATGTTAATTCACCCATTACGGGATCACCCAGATAATAATAAACAGATGTACCTAAAGGGGCAGTTATACCGGTAATATTCAAATCTGATGTCGTAAGATTAAATGTTGCAGCTGCTGCCAAATTGTCCGTGCGAAGCATTTGCTGAGGACCGCCAGCAGGATTAACAACTGTAAAAACAATGCTTAGAATTGAAAATTGCTGGCCTACTCCGATTGGTACTGTAGCATCGTTTAGTATGGTACCAATATTAATAGTAAATGAAGCGCCTGTAGTCGGACCTAAATTAACACGCAATCGTGAAGATAGTGCATCATTCCCTATCCATCGTGAACCAAATCTTTTACGCACACGGCCACGAAATACATAGGCATTATTGAGCTCAGAGAAAGCTTCGTCGGGTATTGCAAAGGGCCTATAATTTGTTTGAAGACCGCTACTTTTGTCGTAGGGTGCGATAAAAAATCGGTCACCAGGCATCTTACACTCCTATGGCTAAGTAATTAAATGGTGCGGGGCCATAAGCGCCAACAGTAGTACGATGTGAAGCATACACATTGAAATTTGTCCACGGAGCAACAAAGTTATTAAGTCGCACAAAGCCATCGCCATCATTTACATTATTATAAGCTGTACATACAAAAATCTGAAAGATAGTTGTAAATACCGGAACATTAGCGCCTACAGGAAAAACCCAATTTGTTAATCCATTTGCAATGCCTTGACCCCATTTAAGAACAATACCAGAGGGCAATCGAGTCCATCCATTAGTATTCGTAAGCGAATCTGTCCAAGCATAAGGTCCAACGCCACCATAATTTATATACAATTGAGGCACATTTAAGGCATTATTTTTGCTATAAATGGCAAAATCTGTGCCAGTTATGACAGGATCAGCTGCTTGTAAAGGGAATGTCACTTGATTGTGTTTTCCCTGGCCTGCTGCATTATAATCAACATGATCTTGAATGAATGCTACGCCAATAGTTGCAAAGTTTTGATTAATAGGTACGCGCGTGTCACCTAATGATTGCCCCGCTAAGGGAACATTTATTAAAGACATAATCTCTCCTCAGATATGTTTCCAAATCCTTCTATTAACTATGCTGCTAACGGTTCCACAAGTGATCTTGAATTGTTCACATAGGCTAGCATTACTAGCGCCTCGTTTCCATGATCTTCTTATCCCAATTGCATCCTTAGCCGTCAATTTACTATGTTGACGACCTTTTCTAGTCATATCTTTCATATTTTCAACATGATTACCAATCCAAAGATGCTCAGGATTAACACAAGATGGTATATCGCACAAATGGCAAACAAATGCTTTCGCCTTAATTTGACCTTTAAATAATTCATATGAAGCCCGCGAAGCTATAGCATAAGGATTTCCCTGCATAGAGAATCTTCCATATCCACTCTTATTTTTTGCACCATTCCAAATCCAACATTTATCAGATTTCTCAACATAGAACATGAATCTACATTTATCAGAACAAAAAGCATGCGCATATTTTTTATAGCATAAAGCAGAACATGTCTCACAAGGATATTGCTTAACTTTGCCGATTCTTCTAATGTATTCTCTTGCATACGCCTGTCTTTTAGGATTACCTATTGCATATTTCATAACTGCTTTGCTACGGCATTTTTTGCATTGATTACGATAATGATCAGCATTTTTCTTCGCTGCATTATCACTCGTTAATTCTACTAAGCAATCCTTGCATTTCATGTTTATATTGCCACCATCAGTACGGCCAATTACTGTTAAACCACCCAAAGCCATATTGTTTTCCCTGACTATAAATCGTCGTAGTACGCTCATTAGCCTGCTGTGTGAGCGTTGTTCGAAGTACAAAACGTTCTTGCTGTTTGAATTCAGGCATAATCAATTGTACACTATCCATATCCATTCTGTCTTCGAAGATTTTTTTTGAAGTCCCATACGATATATATTGCCACCATTCTTCAAGATAAGGTATGTCGGTAGTCTGAATCAGCTGCGTAGGGCGAACGTCGACCTCAATTTGAATTTGATAGGTCTTATCGGGTACAGGCCGTATAGTAAATTTATCATCATAATACAACATGCCGAGAGGCTTACCTGGTTGATAGAGAATTCCTTCAAACCAAAGCTGAGCCAACTGTTGTGTTGGATTAGGGAATGTAACAACCCATTGTCCGGTAAGATAGTTAATATAATTGTTAGGATTCTGTATTGTATCATACGGAGGAAATAGAGGCACATTAGGAATTGTTAAATTGCCTATTGTATTACTTATAGGGATATCAACCAGAACCATTGAGTTATTATTAACATCAAGACAGTTGAAATTAACGCTATTCTGCAAGATAAATGGATAAGGTACTGTTCCCAATTGCGAACTGTTTATTTGACCTACAAAAGGCCCCATTGTTCCATTGCCACGCAACTGTGTATCAATAATCGAATTTGTCTGTGGCCAATAACCATAGAAGACATCTCGTTCCTGGGTATAAAAACATTGAATGCCCGCCATATAAAGAGGCGGATGAACTGCTATATATCTATTTTTAAAGTTATAAAGAGGATCTGTTACTACAGTTGTTGTCGTGCTATAAACATCAACACCTGGTTGCGTGTAAAATGTTAATAAAGATCTTAGCGAGAATAATCGCAATTGCGATGGGAAATCAAACAAAATAAACGTATTAACATACTCATCTATTTGTGCATCGCTGATCTGCGAAATCGAAGGGCTGCGCGTTAGACGCCGCACTTTCGTATGAATCGCATCCAATGTTGAATTTGCCATTTCTAAACTCCATAGCCATGAGGCTTTATTTTATATATTTCAATCTATCACCAGGTTACGGATAGGGCAAAACATTCTGCGTAGCCATTGTTAATAGGTCATTCACTTCGCCTACCGGTACAGCCTGGGCAGGAGTACCCAGGGCGCCCGGCTGATAGTTGGGCACAACAAAAGGATCCATATTAGTAGTATCAACAGGAATTGTGAACTGTGTGCTATTTATGACGGTAATGGGAAGATCCTTCTCATTAAGTTGAGGCATTCCGAAATAGGGGGGAATATATAATCGAACAATTAAGCCTGTTGAATATTGATGATCTCCCGGATTGATGCCATCAAAAGTAGTTGTAATGAGGGCTTGTTGTGCCTGGGTGATAGATAGAATATTCCGCATAGCCCGCTGGAAAGAGGGAAATTGAATACTATAATAATTGGGCGTATTAGGAATAGGCATATCACTCCTTTATGGGCTGACGGTAACTTCAACCAAGTCAACCGGATTCATTCCAGGATCATCGTCCATAAATTCTAAACTATGAAATGCATAACGATGAACTTTGCGCGATGCTTGCATACTGTTGGCATGCATTCTTCCATCAGGATTGATTGCATTTCTTATACCTTGCTCGCCACGCTCGCCTTGCAAATGTTGATATTCCCGATAATAGCAATCATTGTTCAAATGATGAGCAACTGCGCGGGGAATTGAATAGCGTTCACCATCCATGAATTCATAAAATCTATAATCATCACCTTCATATTTCTTGAATCCGAATGATACCGAGCCGCTGCCGCCTGCTGTTGCTGGATTCTCAAGATTCTTAAAGACACCAGTTACGATTTCTTCATCGCGTTCGCGCATACGTTTAATTTGTCGTGCTAATTCATCTTTAGTGATTTTGCGGGACGATTGATGTGATTGAGCTGCGGATTTTACTTCAGGTTTGTTCATAATGCTCCTTACTTTAAAAGAAGGGTAGGGCTTACGCCCTACCCTATTTGC